TAACTGAAGGTGGTGGTGTCGCAGCTCTCATTTGAGACTGTTGTCTATTTCTATTTCCTCCAAATATTCCTAGTGCTTGTCCGGCGGTTGCAAGACCACCTATAGCTGAAATAATTGGCACGATTGCGGGTGCACACATTAGATTTCATCCTCCATTATGGATTTTATATATTCAATAACGCTGGCTTGACCAGCTCTGTAGAAGATTGTGTTTACTTCTTCTTTTGGATGGATAGGTTTCCAACCGAAGTTTTCCTCTAGCTTTATAAGTAACTTATCGAGTCTCTCGTTATGTAACCTAAGCGTACTGAGGGAGATTTCTGTTGTCATGTTCAAAAAATGCTGGCATTCTTGCCGCTTTGGTGGTAACTAATTGAGGTGCTTTGCCCTCATACATAAGGCGATCACTAGCATCGAGCCAAAATTTTTTGCTCAAATATTGATCCTCATGTTGCATCTTTAATGGTTGCATTATCCAATTGATTGTTGCCACTCTTAGTTTGTCCAGTGATTGACTAGGTTTGAAACCTAGCTCTGCACATACCAAGGAGTTGGAAGCAACATGGATCTGTTCATCACGAGAGATGTCAGCAGATACAGTTGCTAAACCAGCATCACCATTGAATCTAAAGAAAGGAAGCAAGACAAAAAATATTGCTCTTTCTATTACCAGTGCCTTTAATATCGTGTGATCTGGATGAGCCATCCAAGCATCTCTTAGGCGTAGTGCCTCAGCTTCAGCTTGATCATTTACGCCATGAGCGTTTGTAATGTATCCAAGAGCTAAGTCATGTTTAATCTCATCCGTTACGTTCGACTCCAACAATTCTCTAGATAATGTAGGAATCTCCGAGAGAGCATCCTGTATGAAATCGCCAACCGGTAATTCCATGTGGCGTATTGCAAGAGCACGGTAGATGGTTTCTTCTGCACCATTTTTAAATTTTCCTTTGGTGGTTTGGACCGGTGTCCAAGTTCTTTTTCTATTTAATAATTTTTCGTAGGGGTTCATTGTTGACAGTCACAGCCTATTTCATCGGGTTTGTTGCTCATTATGTCTGCCAAGTATTGGTCAACATCGGACTGGTCTAGTGCAGCGTAAGCATCTGACTTATCCTGTACGTCACCCATTACTTGTAGTGAATAATAGAGAGACGTTTGTGGGCTTCTTAACCACTCGTCTACAAATGCTTCATCGTAAGTCACCATGTCGCTCCAAGAATTGAAGCTGTAGCCATGAAGCAATCCAGTTCTTCGTAGCATGACCATTATTTCATCCGCTACTTTTTTATAAGCATCCCAGCCTACCTCGCTGGCTATTTCTACGTTGCCATATTCAACTCTTTCTACCCCAAACTCACCACTATCTCTATCAACTGTTCGTGCAATAGGTGGTGCGATCTCAGGAGTTGCTGTGAAGCCATGGAGATCTCTGCTTCGATAAGAACAACTTGCTGTTGGAGCTATGGCAAATGCTCTAACCATGTTATTCTCTCTAGCAATATTAGCTGCTTCAATTACGCCCAGATAGAGTTCGCGTGCAGCCATCCCTGCGTAACCCTCGTAGCTTCTGCCATCATTAATGGCTTCCAAAGCTTCGCCGAACTGGGCGTATGTAATATTGTTGTTAGCTAAAAAGTTAGCTAGTCCAAGGAATCCAAGTCCGACTTGGCGATCCTTTTCGGGTGCGAGATATTCGCCAGTTGATCCAACGCCTGTTTTGCCATGGAGATCGCACAGCTCTGACATACCTGTACGCATAGCCTCTCGAATGTCCCCGATAAGACAGGCTGACAAATTAATATGTTGGAGGAGGCACGTTCCGCGTGAGGGCAAATATACTTCGAGGCATACATTCCCATAGATTCTGTTTCCGTCATTGTCATGTTTTATTTTGTTGAGCCAAATGTCCCCTCTTGCAATTCCTCTAAGTATTGCTTCCTTTGTTGAAGGTTTTGTATTACTCCAGTCTTCTTCTCCTCCAATGTCGATACACCGTTTAACCCACGGTAAATCGTGCCGAGGAGTTTCGATGAAAATATTAATATCGGGATGTGTAATATCAAGATGGAGAACGCAAGCGCCATTGCGGTACGTCCCTCCGCGCCTAAGAATTTCATTTAATGTTGAGTAGATTTTTCCGAATGATGTAGGTCCTGACGCAACGAGAGTATCAGGTCCTTTATTTGTTTCCGTTCCGCTGGGTCTAAGCTTCGACAGGTGGACCGCAACGCCTGCTCCATAGCGGAGAGCGTGCGATACAAATCGCCAGCTTGCTTCGATTCCATTTGGTCCTTCCATTGAGTCTTCAACTACAAAGACGGTGCATGAAACGGGCAGACGGGAGTTAGGGTTGTCGATCCATTGCTGAACTCTCCCAGTTCTCGCAATTTTGTTTGGTTCTATGTTCGATTTCATTAGATAGGTAGTGGATTGCTTTTGATAAATCTTGTATGTCGTTGTCTTTATATCCAGCTCTGCATATATATTTGATTACGTTTCCGAGGTGGTATCCGAGTCCTTGGTCTCTAATAAAATCCCAAACATCAATGGAACCTCGTTTGTAGTATTGAGGTCCTTGGTCGTTGGTGGTTTCGGCCATTTTT